TCATGCCAGCTCAATTGACGCTGACGTCGATGGGATGTCCGATCGCGGATTTGTATCAGACTTATTTCGTAGACTTTGGAACAGGAACGACTCTCGACGCGATGTACGCATGCACTCAGCTTTCTCACAACTTCGGTCCAGGAAAGTTCGAGACAAGTTGGACGTTTGCTTACACAGACGGTTATGGCAAGTTCTTCGGAGCTCCCAATATCAAGGAGCTGTTAAAGAACGTCGACGATGCAACAGGCGAGAAACAGGGAACTCCGGGAACTTCTACCCCGACTTCTGTCGCTCCCACAGATCCAGGAAAGCAGTCCGGTCCTACGAAGTGATGTTGTAGTTTTGTCGTTGGCTGATTTATTATTTGTCGTGGACTCTTTTTGCATATCTTCTTCCATTCTTGGAACGGATCGACACATGATCGTGTCCGATGATGGATTCATGACGATTTCTAAGGCGCCGACAGACACATGGTATCTAACCGGAGAGATGGATCCAATGAAGCCTCTTTGTTTAGATACCCTTCTCTGTCTAAAACGTCTAGATGTGAAGCTCAAACCAGAAGACAAGTGGGTTAAGTCAATGCAGCTTCTCACTTCGGGATCTTTGGTTCCATGGTCTCAGACGATGCCATCTGTCCCTTACAAGTCATTCATAAAAAATCTGATTAAATCCATATCAGATTCCATGGACGATCTTCCTAAAGATTATTATAAAGAAGTCTGGGGTCCTGGTGGTCAACTTCTTGCTTCTCTTAAGGCGGCAAGAGTCGACGGTGCAGCGTACAAAGAAGTTGCGGCGACTTTGGGCAGGGACAGCGGCGCATTTGAAACTTTTAGACCTGGTCCTGGTGGATTTCTTCCTGTCGTTGAGTATGACAGATTTGCGACTCGAACAGGTCGTCTTACTGTGTCTTCAGGTCCGAATATTTTGACATTGAAAAAAGAATACAGGAAGCTATTAAAGACAAACTTCGCTTCTGGAACGATCTGCTCTTTGGACTTTGGCGCTCTAGAAGCAAGAATCATTCTCGCGGAAGCCGGTGTGGATCCGTCGGAAAGAGACCTGTACGCAAAGATATCGAATGACATCTTCAAGGGCAGCATCGAAAGAGACAAGATAAAGACGGCAGTCATCAGCGAACTGTATGGTTCTTCGAAACACGCGCTGGGGAGTCGTTTGGGATTGTCTGGGAAGAAGCTCGACGAGTTCACCGAGTCGATACAATCGTACTTTAAGATATCGGACCTCAGAAAAAAACTGAAAGAAGAGTTCATCAGGACAGGGAAGATCAGAAACCGCCACGGCAGGTTTCTCGACCTCGACGACCCACAGGACCACCTATTTGTCAACACTTATGCCCAAAGCACGGGCGTCGACGTTGCTCTTCTAGGTTTCAAAAAGATCATTGATGATTTAGGTTCAGACGGTGTACGTCCGCTCTTCGTCCTCCACGATGCGTTGATTTTAGACGTACGTTCAGACAGGGTAGAAGACGTAAAGAACACGACGTCGGTGGATGTTTTTGGGTATACGTCAAAGTTCCCTGTCAAATATGAAGAAATTTCGAGTGTACAGTCTTCTTCGTAGAGTATAAAGTCGGTTCATGTCGTTAACACCAGAAGAAATTGCAGCAAACTTTGATAAGTTCCGTTCACTCTGCGAGAAGCTCGGTGATCGATCAGAATCAGCTTTAAAAATGATTGATTCTATCGGCGAACAACTTGCGTTGTGTCCTGCATCATCTCGTAAGGATTTTCACGCAGCATATCCAGGAGGACTAGTCGAGCACTCTCTCCGAGTCCTGTCCAATGCCATGAAGCTTGTGAAGACTTATGGTTGGGAAGTTCCTAAGGAATCATTGATTATCAGCTGTCTTTTTCATGACATCGGTAAGGTAGGTCTAGCAAATGACGATGGATCAGTCACTGACTACTACATTCCTCAAGATTCTGACTGGCATCGTGAAAAATTAGGCGAGTTCTATAAGTATAACAAAGACATGCAATACATGTCTACGCCTCAGCGTAGCGTTCATATGTGCCAGGCTTTTGATCTTAAATTAAAAACAGATGAATATCTTTCCATCCTTCTCAACGATGGATTTGTTCTAGATGAAAACAAGCCTTATTGTTTAAAAACAAGTCCATTGGTTTTTGCTGTGATGACAGCTGACTACATTTCTACGATGCAAGAGAAGTTTGGGGAAAGTTGGCGATGATTAATAATTAAGCATGTGAAAAGCTATTGTGCACCAGGCAGACATTATTTCTACGAAGCAAGAAAAAGAGTGAGTAGATATTTATCTACATGAACGACCTGCTGAAGAAGTACATAAAGGAAATTATCCTTGAAATTCAAGGAAATCCCAGAGTGTCTGATCAGCTAGTCAAAAAGAGCTCAAATTCTAAAAAAAACAACAAAGAAGATTCAGAAGAAGAAGTTGAAGAAATGAGTACTGTTGCGACCAGCTTGGTTCCCGGTGGCGGATTTGCTACGCCGCTTGGATGGACAAGTGCAAATGTGCAAGGTCCTGGTACTCGCTCCAAGAGACGTAAAAAATCAAAACGTCGTTGAAGCAAAATCTTGAACACGAGATGTACTAGAGAATAATGTCTTAACCTGCCTACATGCTGTAGGTGGTTAAAGTTGTTCTCTGTTTTTAACGGAAAATGGAATAGGAAATAGGAAAATATTATGGCAATTGATCTAGAAGCGATTCGTAAGCGTGTTGCAGAACTCAACGGAACTAGCAAGCGGTCATCGGTGCAGCTGTGGAAGCCACCGGTAGGCGAGCATAAGATTAGGTGTCTTCCATGGAAGAATTCACCAGATGGGCAACCATTTGCAGAGCGTTGGTTTTATTACATCGGTGATAATGCAGGAATCTTGACACCAAACCAGTTCGGTAAACCAGATCCAATTAATGATTTGATTCGTAAGCTGTACAGCAGCGGTAAGCCAGATGATCGTGTCTTGGCAAAGAAGTTACAACCAAAGATGAGGTGTTATGCACCAGTGGTTGTTCGTGGTCAAGAAGATAGAGGTGTAATGGTTTGGTCTTTTGGAAAGATTGTCTATCAACGAATGCTTAGCTTTTTCCTTGATGAGGAGGTCGGTGACATCCTTTCTCCAACAGAAGGGTTTGATCTCAAGGTGACTTTGAGTCAAGCTCCTGGTAAAGCATTCATGGATACGATGGTAGATCCGGCTCGTCGACCAACAAAGCTGCATGATGATTCAAAACAGGTTGAGTCATGGCTCAATTCGATCCCAAACCTTGATGACATGTATCGACTCAAGTCGACTCAAGAGATCGAGATGGTTCTTAACAACTGGTTGAACGGTGGCACTTCAGAAGATTTGTCCACAGCTTCTACGACTAGAGGCCCAGCAACGACTGATGCTCTTGATGATCTTGTTGCAGAGGTCAAGGCTTCAACCCCAGAAAAGTCAAAAAAGAAAAAGACCGAGGATGATGCACCCGTCAAGAAGCAATCTCTTGATGACGCGTTTGCCGATTTGATGGGCGACGAGTGATTTTGCGTTGACATCTTGCAAACGCCGGAAATCAATTAGGTTTCCGGCGTTTGTACTATCTGTGCATTTAAGTAGATAATAACAGAACATATGGCAAAGAGTAAAGAAGAAACGACTGTTTCAAAAAAAGGCGAAGTTGATTTTGCGGCAGAGTTGATCAGGGACATTAACAAGGAGTTTGGCACGCGAATCGCGTACAATCTCTCAGAGATGGACGCTCCCACAGTGGTAAAGCGTTGGATCGATACTGGATCAATTCAAATAAATTATGCGATTAAGAATGCGCTCGGTGGTGGATACCCAGAAGGTCGCATCATTGAAATTGCTGGCTTACCATCTTCTGGTAAGTCACATTTGGCTTACCACGCCGCGGCGATTATACAGAAGCAAGGCGGTCTAGTCGTATACATTGATACTGAAAACTCAGTGCCCGTTCAGAAGTTGGCTGACATGGGCATTGATGTTCGTAAACGATTTGTCTATTGTGACTCTCACTGCACTGAGGAAGTGTTCTCGATCATTGAGTCGACGATCACAAAGGCAAAGCAGATTCTTGATAAGAACATTCCCATCCTTGTTGTCTGGGATTCGATTGCCGCAACTTCTCCAAAGGCTGAATTGGACGGCGAATACGAGCAAAACTCTATCGGACTTCAAGCCCGCGCAATTTCGAAGGGAATGCGTAAGATCACTGGTGTAATTGGACAGAACAATGTCACACTTCTTTGTATTAATCAGATTAGAGATGCCATTGGCGTCATGCATGGTGATCCTACGACAACTCCTGGTGGAAAAGCTATTCCGTTCCATTCTTCAGTAAGAATCCGTCTTGGATCTGGAAGCCAAGTAAAAGACAAGAACGGTAATCCAATTGGTATCCACACAACAGTTACGATCAAAAAGAATAAAGTCGCCGCTCCGTTCCGCAAGTGCGAGTTTGACATTATCTTTGGAAAGGGTATCGTTGAGGATGAATATATTTTTGACGAAGTTCGATCTCACTGCAAGGAAAACGGTCCTGTCAAGCGTAAAGGAAAGACTATCAACGTTTCTGGAGAAGGAGCGTGGAAGGAACTTAGCGTTGTCGATGACAAGACTGGAGAGGTTATCGTAGAAAAGAAATTCTATAAGTCAGAGTTTGGTTCACTTCTTAGGGATGATAAACACGGTCCTTGGTTGATGGAAGCAGTAGATGCTGCTCTAACTCTGGTGGTGGGACCAGCTGCTGATCCAAACGAAACAGACGATAACGTTACTGATGACGGAGGTTCAGATGACTGAGCGGCCAACAAATCCAATTTGGATCAAAGTAATCACTGATGATGATTCTTTGATTCCTGCGTACCAAACATCAGGTTCTGCAGGGTGTGATCTCATGTCAACAGACAACGTCGTAATTCCTTCTGGATCTCGATTGGTTGTTGGTACGGGATTGAAGATGGAAATTCCATCTGGATTTGCAGCACAGGTTTGTTCCAGATCTGGACTTGCAGCAAAGAGTGGAATTCAGGTATTAAATGCTCCCGGGCTCGTTGATAATGATTACCGCGGGGAGGTAAAGGTGATCCTGTATAACTCAGGCCGGGAAGATTTTATTGTTAAAAAAGGTGATAGGATTGCACAGCTAATGTTTTTCCCGATTTTTCAAGCGATCTTCCAGAAGGCTACGACAGTATCAGAGACGGATCGAGGCGAAGGCGGATTTGGTAGCACTGGCGTTTAAGGTACAACATTGAGTCAAGAACATCCGATACTCATAATCGACGGCAGTAATCTCTTTTTAAGGAGTTGGGCCGCTTATCCCACCATGAACAAAAATGGTGAGCAGATGGGTGGTTGTATTGGATTCCTTAAGTCTATGCAACGAATCACAAGAGAGATTCAGCCGTCTGGAATTTATGTCGTCTGGGAAGGTGGCGGATCCCAACGTCGTAGAAGAATATACTCAGAATATAAGCTTGGTCGCAAAGCCGAGAAATTAAATCGATTCTATGGTGACGACATTCCTGACTCTGAAGAAAATAAGAAGCATCAGCTAATATCCCTTCTTGGGATGCTAAAGTTTGTTCCAGTTTGTCAAGTATATGTGTCCGACTGTGAGGGTGATGATACCGTTGCTCACCTCTGTAATGGTCCTTTTAGGAGTGAAGATAAGATCATAGTGTCTTCTGACAAGGACATGTATCAACTCCTTAATGATAAGACAAGAATCTATAGCCTTCACAAGAAGAAGATAGTGACTGCAGAAGATATCTTTGATGAGTTTAGGATTCGTACCCACAACTTCGCAATTGCCAAGGCGATATGCGGAGATTCAGGAGATAACGTTCCTGGAGTAAAGGGCGTCGGTTTTAAAAAAGTTGCAGCAAAGATTCCAATCCTAGGTGGCGACCAGATGGTGATTCTGCAAGACGTCATTGATTATTGTCAATCGCATGTTGACGAGTCCATTATTTATCGTCGCATTATGGACAGTGTTGAAGACGTCAAAAGGAATTGGAGATTGGTACATCTTGATGGTAGTATGTTGTCTGGGGATCAAGTTTCAAAAGTGAGATATGTCGTCGATACATTTGAACCAAAGACAGATAGGATGGGGTTAATTCGAGTGTTAATCAAAGAAGGAATTGAAGGCTTTGATATCGAGGGATTCTTTTACGATCTAAAATGTGTGACTGCAACTCATCACACCGGAGATTGAAATGTCTGATTACGAAAATAAAACAACATCCAAGGT